CCTGCCACAGCTAACAGTGAAATAGGATCAGCCATTCTTATTTCTTACTGACATTTTTATTAACATATCTTTTCTGAAACAGTCCATTTTGGACATCGGCGCGGGTACTAGCAGGTTCATATTTAATGGTGCGGAGGGGAACCTTACATTCCATATTGTTTAGGGGAAACAGATTACGTTCATGTGTTTGAACAATCGTTTTGTTGAAACGGGTAGTAGATTGGGGTCTAAGTTGGTCACTCGTCTCAATGAATTCCGCTGGTGCACCTTTACCAGCCATATAGGGTGCCGTACCATACAACATTGTATTGGGACGTGCCCCATTATTCAAGTGGCTGGGCTGAGGGTAAACAAAAACTTCATCAGTAGCTCGGACGGGAGGGAGAGCACCTTTATTATCAACAATGAAGAGACCAGGTTGAAGCTGATATGCCATTTATTATTACATGAGAATATAATCTAACTATACGTTCCTCCACCGCCCCTTACTCGACCCCCACCTCGGAGTCCTCTAACATCTCCATCACTTCCAATTCCCGCGAATGCCTCCAGTTGAACACCTCTCGCATCTGGATTACAGTAAATACCATTACTTTTACACATTGGGGCATTCTTAGCACCATATAACCATTCAGCAAATTTCGTCTGATCGCCTGGAATGTTGGTCACTGGATTACTGACAAACTGGCGCTCGAATGCGTTCTTTTTATGTACCGGGAGTGAAGACTTGGATCTACCCATATCAAATGTGAGTTGATCGCTGCTATATTTTTGAATCATTGGTTGAGCAGTTGCGTAATAACAGGCTTCGAGGCGATTGGGTGCGTCTGTGTAATCGGTCATTAGCACATTCCCGAGTGGGTTTTCTTTTGTGGGTTTTTGACAAACTTCGTATTTTTCTTTCTGGTCATATGGTTCCTTAATAAGTTTTGCTTTATACATGACATATATAACCGATAACATTGTGGCACCAAGGACAAGCATCCGAGGATCTCGACGAATCAAGAACAAAATACATGAGGCATAAATGATAAATCGAGATGCCGCATTAATTCTCTCTTCTGGTGTCTGTTTACTTGTCGGCCAGAAGTCTAGAAAATTTTTATTTTTGACGAGTTGTTTAGGATCTTCGAACCAAACTTTCATTTAATATAGATGAGGTTTATTTTTTGGGGAGGTTGCCAAGCATTCCAGTCATACTTCCCATCATTTTCATGAGAGCATCCTGATTAATTTCACCATCTTCACCGGATTGCATCTTTGTAGCACACTCCTTAGCCATCGCCTCGATTGCATTGAGAGTATCTTCGGGAACTGACTGAATAGTTGTACCGAGAATGTACAGTGTCTGGAGGTACTGCCAAACCGCATCCTTCGTACCTTCACCCATACGCTTCCAAAGTTTGATAATATTAAGTTCCGCGAGGAATTCAATATCACTCGAGTGTACGAGAATAAACACTTCATCTTTGGAGGAAATACTATCAGCGTAAGGGGATACACTTTTCATGAAACTATCGACAAGGAGTTTGGGACTTGTACTTTTAATAAGGTCGAACGATGTCAACATCTTCTTGATACTTTTTTCCTCTGGAAAGGTCTTGTGCAATTCCACAAGAAATTGACCCATCATATCACTAAACGCAGTAATGGACGCCATTTTCTTAATAGTACAGTATAATCTTTAAGTTAGAAAGGATCGTCGGAAATAATCTCTTTTTGACCAATGCCATTGAGTACAATCGCGTACACGAGAATTGCAACAAGTACAGCTGGTTTAGTATATTGATTCATTTCCAATTTACCTTCATTATTTAAATACGCTTTGGCGTGAATGTACCCAGCAGTTATCATACCAGCAATAAGGCCTGCGTATACTGGGTCGCGTAAATACTCTGAGAGTTCCATTTAATTATAACCAACTTTTTTTGTGTGATAGTCTGGTGCATCACCAAAAAGTACATCATCCTCCTGCTGATGTTCTTGTCCTACTTCAGACTGTTGCACACCCGGTTCCTGTCCCATGTCAGGAGATTGAACCCCTGGTACAGTTTTAAACTCATTCGATTCCATTGTAGGTATCTCTTCCTGTTGTTCTTCTGGTGACATCATCGATTCCGGTTCAAGTTCAGGCATGGGTTCAGGTATGGGTTCATCACCCCCTTCGAAGATGTCTGGGTCTTCACTATCTTCAACGTCACCATCTAAATCTATATCCCTCGAATCTTGTGACATGTACGTTTGTAAGATCTGTTGAATAGGGATCAATTCTTTTATAGAATTCTCAATAGCTGTACAGAAACGAGTTGTCAGCTTTACGTCACGGTGATAAATACTCTGATCTTCGTGGAATACGTATGGATCTCTATAAAGGTCTTTCGCAATGTTATTGTAGCAGGTCTGAATAAAAATTTCATTGGTTGGTAATTTTAAAGAAATCTTTTTGTTATCCGCCTTGAGACGAACCGCCGATAGAATCTTTGTACACGCGACAAATACAGCAGCTAATAGGTCACTAAACCAAGCACATGTGTTAGCAATACTGTCTGCGTGTTGTTTCGACATGGCATTAGACCAATTTGGAACTTCTTTGAGAAGCTTTTGAAACATGACAAGAACCTGCCGTCCATTGGAAAGCTTATTTGCTTCATCATATATATCGTTAAAAACGTCAATCATAGGTGGACACATGATGAGACATAACTGTCCCATGTATTCGCGTTTTGCTTCAGTCAAAATGCTTAAATTATCCATTTATGATTAAGTAGGTTTTTAAATTTAATATTTACTACGCACCATTCCCCCTGTATTTGTTAGCCATCTTCTTCAGGTTCATTAGATTAGGGAATTCTATATCTTCATTTTCAACTTCACGTTCCTTTTTCTTCTTGGAAATGTTCCATGAAACATAAATATCGTAATCACTAACAAGTTGTGCAATAAATCCACTAAGTTCAAATTGTCTCGTGAGGTAGCGCGCAGCCGTATTTCTATCAAATACAGGATATCCTATTAATATTACAGGTACCGTTAAAAACACCTGTTTATGACCAAGTTCAACACATTGTTTAATTTTGGATGAAAATTGATCATATATTTTCGTGTAAATTTCCTTTTTAATCCTTCTCTTTTTGTCATCAATTTCTATAATATCATTGATGTTGATCATTACAATTACATCAACTTATTTTTTATCAAATCTAACTCACTGATATTTGGGATAGCACCTTCTTTGACGAGTTTGTAATCGACAAATTCTTTACCTGCTGACCCTTTTGTGTATACTTTGATATCACTATTCGATTGATCGTCGAGTGGTTGTGAGCGAAGAGAGATTATTTTAGTTTTGTCACCTACAACCTCGAATGTTGCCACGACGACAAACCCAAATGCGAACCCACCGTTACGAATAACAGTAAAGGTACACTCATAGAGACTACTCTGAGAACTCTGGTATACTTTTATAGACTGTGTTTCAATGATGTATGTAGAAAACTTAAGTCGTTTATACAATTCTTTATTCGTTCCGATAACGAATTTTTCCATCATATCATTATCGACATTCCCTTCTACTAGAGAAAATCCAGATAAGTCTGGTCTGGGATCATTTAGTTTCACATAATTTACGGGCTTCTTGTATCCTGAGAAGCCAAACGTTTCCGTATAATTTTCACGCTTCATCACACAAAGGATAACCAGAACAACCAAAATTCCGATGACAATTTTAAGTAAATGCATCTTTACTATAATGCGTTAATTTTTTTTTACAAAATACCCTATAGATAGTAGATGTCTCTACTGATATATAGCCCAAGATGTAAACACTCAATGGATCTCGTCCAGTATATTAATGGTCAGTCCCAATTGAAACAATTAGTACATTACCATAATGTGAATACACAGGGTATACCTAATCAGTACAAGACGAAACTTGAACGAGTACCCACGATGCTTACGAAGAATGGTAAAATTCTTGTTGGAAACGAAATAAAAAATTGGCTTGATTCATTGTTACCTAAAAAGGATATTGATCATGCTGGGTTTGGTGGTGATATATGTTCAATGACTCCTCTTGATGGAGCTGGAAGGGATTCAAATATGTTTTATCTCGATAACTATGGTCAATCACTTCAACCAGCAATGACCAAAGAACTTGAAGAGAAGATTGGTCGCGATGTATCAAAAGGTGAAGCGTATACAGATTTAAAGATGTAATCCATGGTTTAAATAGCCATGAAACTTGTTTCTATACAAGCATCGGCATTTAAGTCGACGTTTGAAGTTCTCAAGGACATCCTTAATGATGTTAATATATACTTTAGACCACAGGGTATGTATATAGTTACATTAGACACCGCTCGTACATCTCTTATTGATATGCATTTGGCAGCAGACAACTTTGAGGAATATCATTGTGACCAGGAGGAGATTATAGCCGGTATAAATATTTCAAATACATTCAAACTTTTAAAGACTATCACAAATAATGATGTTATCAAACTTGAAATCAACTCGAAAGAGTATATGGATATCGAAATTACGAGTGAATCTAAAAAAACAAGTACCAAATTTCAACTGAAACTTCTTGATATTAATGAAAACCGAATTGAAGTACCTAATGTAATGATGTCTACAATCACCACGTTGCCATCCGCAGACTTTCAAAGACTGTGTCGCGATATGTCTAATATTGGATCGGAAATTGAAATTAAACGAGAAAATACATTACTTCATTTGACATGTAATGGAGACTTTGCAAATCAGGAAACTTCCATCGAGTGTCCAGAAGATAGTCCCACTATTACAGGATTATATAGTTTGAAATATTTGAATATCTTTACAAAGGCGACGAGTATGTGTGCGTCTGTGCAAATTATACAAGAAACGGGAAATAGATTTTTGATTCTTAAATACAATGTAGCTAATTTGGGAGAACTTAAATTTTACTTGGCAACTAAGGTATCCGAAGATCAGTTGTAAATCCATCAGTGGTTGAAACGGTCTTTTTCATACCAATCCCATTAATTAACATAATTTTCGGAAATCGTTCTTTCAGAAATTTATGTTCATAATATAAAAAATCTTCGAGTGTTACCTTTTGACCATGGAAATCGTTCATGGGGCCAGCGTAGCGTTTCACCCTTTCAGTAATGTTCTGTAATGGTTTATCATCGTGATCAACTATCCAAGCACTACTCAACGGGATATTAAAACTCATACTTTTTCCTTCTTCGGCTACCGGTTTAAAATTGATATCATTAGAAACAACTGTATATACCTTACCATTGAAATAATATTTGATTCGTAAGATGATATTTTCAACATTTTGGGGTACAAATGTGTCTCTGAAAGTATCATTCGTGGCATTGATATAATAATACTCTAATATACCATCCCAGTCTTTGCTTTCTCGTCTCCAAAAATCATCCTCTATAAGATACTTCATATCATAATTAATTTTATATTCAATTTCTTCTGATATGATTTGATAGTCAGTAGGTGTCCTAAATTTCTTGTAATAGTAATAAAGGTTACTTAAAAGTTTGAAGATCATCTTTATATAAAGAATGGAAGGTAATTTTTTAAGTAGATATAATAATCGAATAGATGAATGGTCTAAGCTTATAAAAGACGACCCCGTAAATAAAAGAAAATACGAATCTCAAATGTCAGATTATATGATAAAATGTATGCCATTCATCCAACGACATATATCTGAGACCAGTGATACAACACATACCGATAATGTTTTCAATGTTGTAGAAACAGTTGGTCTTGCTAGAAAAGATATATTTACAGATTACTTAGTTGAAGTAGAGAAAAAGAATATAGCAAGACCAATTGAAAGGGTTATTGAAAGTTGTAAAACATGTGAATATAGTAATATAATCCTTGATCAAACTGCGAGCGACCTAATATGTGATGGATGTGGTATAATTGTAGCTGCTCATATAAACGAAGAACTTACATACCGAGAAGAACAAGAAACATCTGAGAAAATTGTAAATTATTCGTATAAACGAGAAAATCATTTTAATGAATGGTTATCACAATTTCAGGCACAAGAAACAACTACAATACCAGTTGAAGTAATGGAGCAACTTCGTTCAGAACTCAAGAAGATGAAAATCAAAAATTTAGAAGACATAACACATGCGAAAATTAGAGGTCTTTTAAAAAAATTACGATTGAATAAATACTATGAACATGTACCATACATTACAAATATACTAAATGGAATTAAGCCACCAAATATGCCCGCCGAATTAGAAGAATGTCTAAGAATCATGTTCAAAGATATACAGCGACCATTCGATGACAATTGCCCAACGGAAAGGAAGAACTTTTTAAGTTACTCATATGTACTATACAAATTCTGTGAACTTTTAGGTGAAGATGCTTATCTACAGTATTTTCCATTACTTAAATCTAAAGAGAAATTGTATCAACAAGATGTGATTTGGAAAAGAATTTGTAAAGATCTTAAATGGGAATTTATTCCAACTGTATAAAAATGCTACTTTATATTATATGACTGTCATATTCATGATAAGCACAAATGGAAATCTCAGTCGTCATGGGTATGTAGATTTAAAAGATAAAACGAAACTTGCTAGACATCGAGCACTCATGCGTATTATTCGTTCAGGTCAATCACCCATGAGTCTTTTTCGTCGTCTCAATGCTTTGATGATATTATTTAAGAATAGAGATCCCAAACTTTCTAAAATATATAAAGTCGATAGAGATTGGGTAAAACAAAAATGTTGATTTATATTAATGTGGCTACTTCTCGGACTAGCACTCTTAATGAACACTTTAGTTGGAAGGTTTATATCTAGGGTACGTGGTGAAGGATTTGGTGGTAAAATTAGAGATGTAGGATTTGACTTTTTACCAGACCTTACCAAATATGAAGTATTGCATGACGTGACAATGATATTACCCCTCATCCTTCTTATAATGAATTGGAATGGTGTTAATCAAAAGGGGTATATCACATTCTTAACGACGATGTATTTTATGAGAGCTATTTCCAATATGGTAACACAATTCCCCCGCGCGAAAAGTAAACCATGCAAAGAGGGTAGTCCATTATCAAACTGCAATGACTATATGTTTTCCGGTCATACTACATTCAACATCGTAACTTCATACTTTTTGAATAATGGAATGTTCCCAGT